AATAATTGTAATTGGAATACATTCCCCAAATACTCAAAATTTTTGTTTGTCGCCATATAATTTTCCTTCTGTTAGTAAAGATAAATACTATTAGTTTTGGATAAATTCGGGATAATAAAAATTAAAGTTTTTACCTGAAAAAATGTCAGTCAGGTCACTTAACATACCTTTTAGTTGTGGGCGTAGGTCTACGGTGTATCTTACCTTTGGTGGGTATAGTTTAGCGTCAAAAGTTCTCTGACAAATTGTCATGTCCCCAACCTTAATATATACATTAAAATTTTCAGGACCGTCTGTGATTGACGTATTTAACATCTCAGGGTTCTCCCCAATTTCATACTGATTGTCTAACATATAGACAATACTTCTCATCTTTAAATTGTATTGTAGTTTTTCTGTAAAACTACGGATATAATCATAAAACTCTTCTGATTTGTGAGCGTTTCTATTAAAACCTTTCACATTAAAAAATCGTTGTACTACGATATTATCATTACACATTAACAAAAACTCTACCTTTGTTACATCTTGATCTCTCATAATTTTGTTTTTACTTTTTGTTTCTAAATTTTGTTTTTTCTTTTCTTGATAATTTCAAGAATGGTTTTAAAAAATTAACCCAATTATCATCTCCTTTTGGGAGATACTTGAAGAACCCGTCTTCCATCATCATTCTAATTAAGTTTCTATGTCCTCTCCCGTCGGGATCCATCGACTCTGATTGGTACATTTCAACTAATTCTTTTCCTTCGTCAGAAATCAAAGGTTCAGATAAATCAACAATCTTTTCATTTATTACAAAGAATTCATCACCGAATATCCCCTCCTTTGTTTTCCCACTGAGTAAATTCTGTAAGACAACAACGTCTTTATTTTCTTTCAGTAATTCCTCACCTTTTGTTAAAATATCGGTAAAAGAAACCTCTGAATCAAGTATCTCAGGAAAAAACTTAACTAAAGTTTTCTCACCAAGATAAAAGATACCATCGATGTTGTCTGAACTATCCCCCGTTAAGATCTTAACAGTTTTAATATTATTGTGCGGAAACTCATAATCTTTAAGTTTAATTTTGTCTCCGAACTTATAATAACGTTTTGCTTGGGGGGAATAAATAGATACCTTTTCAGATATCAACTGAGTTAAATCTCTATCACTTGAGAATATCGTTTTTTCTTCTTCTAACGATACTTTACAGTAGTGTGCAATAAGATCATCGGCTTCTGAATTTTCCGTCTCTAATTGTCTCACAAACATCTCTTCAAGATATTGTTTAACTCTTTGTTTTTGATTGGTGAAGGATTCTTCCTTACTTTCGTTTTCCAAAGGATTACGATTGAGTTTATATTTTGGGTATAGTATTCTTCTCTGTGATGAGCTTGTTTTACTATCCCAAAATACAACTACTTTATTGAAGTTTGTTTCTTCTAAGAATTTACGTAACGTATTTAAAAAGTGCCAAATACCTCCTACGTGTTCACCTTTGTTAAAAAGATCACGAGCCCCGTGAAATCCTATTTTTAATAAATTGTTACCGTCAACCAATAAGGTTTTTGACATTTTGTTTTACTTTAAATGTTACTACTCTACTTCTTCTTTTTCTGTTTTCAAATCAAAGTCACCATCAACTCCGATTATGTCTTTCCAATAGTCAGCATATTCTTTCTTATACTTTTCTATTGATGCCTTTTCTTCTGTGGTATCTTTACCCGGTAAAAATCCGTGTGGGGTTACAATGATTTTACCATCTTCAAATCCAAGTCCATTGATGTGGTTTTTCATAACCGACACTTTTGTTCTTGAAGCAAACTTAACTGTTCGTTTGTCTTTTGTTGCGGTAATCTTTGTTGTACCCGCACCTTTTTGATTCCCAAATAAGAATACCAAAGAAGAGTTCAACCAAATTGCCTCACCACCTTTAGCTTTAATTTTTGGTTGTCCAAATGGATTGTCAGGTAATTCAACCCAAGGTTGATTAACAATGATTAAAGTATTCTCGTATTTAGAATCCGCTTTACGAGATCCTGAAATACGTTGGTTAATACCCATACCAATTTTATCCGCCAATGTGGAAGCGTTATGTTGTTTACCTCCTTTACCTTCGTAAGTCATTTTACAAGGAACTGATCCAACTGAATCCCACATAATACAAAGTGAATAATCTAATTCACCTTTTTCTTGTGCATCCAATAGTTCATTAATGTAATCTGTAATTTGTTCAATATAACTGAAATTGTTATTAAACAAGAAGAATCCGTCCCAAGTTAATTCACCTGTTTCTTCATCGACTACTTCTTCACATTCAAACCCCATTATTTTTGAGTGTTCAAAGGACCATTTTTGTTCGGTAATAATGAAAACAGGAAGAATCCCTTTCTTTTGAGCATCAACCGCAGTTTTAATAAGTGCTGTTGTTTTACCTGTGTCAGAATGACCCAACAACATATTAAGGTGTCCAATAGCAGGACCAGGTAAACCTACCGCATCCAAGAAATCAGATCCAAGATCAAAAAATCTTTGTGGTTTATATTTTGCGTCTGAAGAGAATTTTTTCTTCAATGAACTAAAATCTGTTTTCTTAATTGCCATATTAATTGAAATTATATTTATGGAATGTTTCTAATGCATTCATTTTATCTTGTGCGTTAACCATTTTCTCAACCAATTTATCCATTTCCTCAATGTGTTGTGGATGTTCTCCAATACCAACAGGATTTGTAAAATAAACTAACAAGGTTGCTTCCGCTTCCGCCATTTCCGAACGATACTTTAAGGTCAATGCCTCATACATTTTTTCTGAAATCTTATTCATTTTATTTTGATTTAAAAATACTAGGACACCTTGTCTATGTAAGTGTCCTAGTATAAGTTATTATTTTAATTAGAATGGTAAATCTTCGTCTTCGTCATCATTTACCTGAGGATCTGCAACCTCATTAATTGATTTTGGTGTTGAACCTCCCATAGATACTTCCGATTCACTACTATTTGAGTAGATGTATTTACCTGCGTCTGTATCCCAACGAGGAGTTTCTCCTCTCGCAATTGATTCAAGATATTCAACAGGTTTTTTAGAATATACGTCCTCCCAAGTCAACTCATCGTTAATCCAAGTAGATGATTGTTCAGCATCTTCATGTGTTGGTGTTGGATCGTCATACATTACGGTTTGAATTACCGTGTATGTTGCACCTTTTGGTGTCTTTGCCTTTGTAAGTTCAAGGATTAAGTCACGACCATTATCTGAATCGGTAACGTCTCCTTTTGCTTTCCAAATTGGAATAATTTTATCAAGAATTCCTTCTTGTTTGTAATTGTGTTTAAATCTCCAAAATTTAACACCGTCTTCTTCGTGATCACGGTCAATTACTTTAACAATGTAAAACTTACGAGCTTTATATTGTGTTGCTAATTGTTTGTCTGATTCACGACCTGTTGACATTAACTCTTCGTAAACCTCGTTTAAAGGTGAACGTTCGTTGTCATTTTTTCCCGGATCATAGAACTTCTGCCATTTACCATCAACATTGATTTCGTGGAACCATACCTCTTTAAAAGGAGATGATCCATCGGTTGTAGGTAAAATACGGATTTTTCTTTGTCCTTGTTTTTCGCTGTCTTTAAGGATTGCCGCGAAATACTTTTTCATTCTTTCTTCTTGTGTAAATTTTGAAGTGGAAGAAGAACCACTTTGTTTTGAACTCTCATACTGAGCCAAAACCGCATCAAAGGAATTTTTTGTCGCCATTGTGTATATATTTATTAAAGGTTTACGTAGAAAATATAGTTATAAAAAATAGAGTAGTCAATAAGGTATATAAAAAAAAGATGAGGTGTTTTTTAACACCTCATATATTACATCATTTCGTCTTCGTTGTCGTATTCTCCAAAGCTTCCTTTAATTTCGCTTGGTGAAAATTCTTCAACTTCATCGCTGGTTAAAACGTATTCATTTTTTCCTGACTTTTCCATATCATCCATTTTATCGTCAAAAAATTGACTTAATTTTTGATTGAAGGGTCCTGAGTCCAAACTTCTTAATTCCAATTTTTCTTCAGGTGTTTTAGGTCTCATTTTTTCAATTTTAGTTTCTAAACTATTAACAGTATTAACTAAATTATCCATCTCACCTAATTTACTTTCAAGATTCTTTAATTGATCAAAAAGATTGTTAAAATATTCTTCTTGTTTATCCGCAAATGTTTTTTGTGTATCAACTAAATCCGTAACGTCTAACTCTTCAGTTTCATTTCCAACTTCTTCAACATCAGGATCATTTTCAATATCTACAGGTTGAGGTGTTGGTTCAGCAGGCGCTGGAGGAGGTGGTGGTATCGCCGCACCAGCATCAGGTGCCGGAGCCGCTTCTGCCGGAGGTGGTGGTAATTCACCTTGTTCCATAATATAATTATTAATACTATTATGTCTTTTGATTTCCTCTAAAATTTTCTTATCTATTGCCATCTTAACCGTTTAATAATTGTTTAATTCCAGATTTAGTTTCAACTTGGATTTTTTTATGTGTGTTCATTGTATTATCAACACGTTCAATTAAACCATCTTTCATTCTTATTGTGTAACAATCACCGGTATCTAAATCACATACCTCTTTAAATCCGTTACCCGCATCTTTTTCTGACATTCTGGTATTTTTACCAAGATAGTTGTCTAAAATTAATTTTGTGCTCATAGTTTTTTTTATTATAAATATCTAACAAATAGAAAAAAACATTATTTTACTTTATTGTTTTAACAATATCAAATGCTTTTCTAAATTTATTTTCAATTGTTTTTTTATCTTGTTCCGTCATTTTATCATAAACATTATCAGGTTGATTTACCGGCCAACGTAGTATGAATGTTTTAGACAAGGCTTTTATTTGTTCATCATCATTTCCTAGTGGTTGATTTTTTATATATGATAACTTTTCCTTAAATTTCGTTATTGCAAATCTCACAAAATCTCTATCACTATTAAAAATAGCAAGAGGTATATTTTGAGTGGTACCTTGATTAACACAATAATAACCATTACTCATTAAAGCGGAAGCCCCACCATAAGATACGTCTAATCTTATAGACCCATAGTTATAACCATAAGATTCAAATTTATCGGACTTGTATGAATCAATATACATAACCGAGAATAAAAACGCCAACATTAATGGTTGTGTATCCGTGGTAATGTTTAAATTAGTCATCTCTGTTTTTATTATATCAATCGCTTTAGTTAACGTTAATGTTGTTTTTACCGGTGTTTCATTAGTATAACTAACATACGAACTATTTAATTTATCCGAACAATTTTGATTAGTTGTTAAAGTTCCATTACCATTATTAGCATTATTAACTATATCACTTTGTTCTTGTAAAATATTACCTTCAGATTCAATTAACGCAGCCTCTTCTTTTTGGATTTGATCTTTAATTGTTTCTAAAATTTTGGTACTTAAAGATTGTAAAAATTTATCAATAGCCGGAATACTATAGAATGGTTGTCTCTGACCTTCAAATTCGGTATCAAATCCATTCTCACTAATTCTATGTGATACTTTCATTATCATATACGGTCCACTAAACATTGGGACATTTCTCAAATTAAAATACATCATAGGTTGTATCATAGCATTACCCAACATATCAATATTACATTTATAACTTCTATTTCTATAAAGATTATATAATGAAACACTTTGTGTTGACTCACTTCTATTACGATTCAAATTCGCCATTTGATTTAATACCTCTAAAGATTCCGTTGTTGGCGATCCAGGATCTTGGGAAATGTCAAACTGTTTAAATATTT